ATCCCACCCAATTGTAGTTTTTATGGGTGGTGACGTGGTAGCGGTAATAGAGGACAGACCGGTACTGATTGACAACAACCTCTGGGCGGTGGTAAAATCGGACTTATTGCTAGACCCTGTAGCGTTGCATTCTCTAGTAATAGGGATGGAGTTTACTACTGACTATGCAGAAATGCTCAAGGTCAGTGCTGAAATTAGGATCAAGGAGGTTTTTGATGTTACTGGATTGCCAATTCCCGATATACGAGGTGCGAAGCTACACAAGTCTATTTCGGGAATCCAGGTACCTATGCTTACAAACGTATAAGACTAGGTGGGTGCTGGATTACGAGCACAAAACCGATGAAGACTACGCTATGCGTAGACTTAAGCTAAAAACCGACATACTTAAGCCGTATAAGCTGTACCCCCTTAATAGAATTCATTATAGGATGGGTACAGTCATACGCAGTAGGCACAGGCTTTTTATAGACTCTACTGGAAGATTAGTTAAGTTCTCACCTAAGAAGTTTCATACTGTGCATATAGCTCGTATAAAAGCTTCTTGGGTAACTCAGACAGGACACAAAGCGTATAAAGTAACCCAAACTGCTAGGACATTTATAGCGGAGAACGGGGACTACTCTCACTTAGCTTATGTTAAGGTGGGTAGGTTAACTTTCCTATTTGACCTGATAAAAAGAGAAGATTACCCCGACTACAAGGTAGGGAGAGTAAAATTATGAATAAAAAAGCAGTAATATCTAATAAGATATTTATGAACTGCCCTAAAGGATCAGACTTATCAGACCATATAGAGTCTGAGCTGACCTATGAGATAGACCAAGGATTTCAATCAGAATACCCTATTAAAGTACGGCACGTAGAAAGGATTTCTGATTCAGTAATATCTTTTCCATCAGGTAGGTTAGACCTAATACCTGGTGATTATACGATAATAGATAAGCGGTCGTATAATGATGTTACAATACCGGAACCAAGCTTCACATTACGTGACGACCAACAGAAGGCTCTAGACTTCTTCTCAGATGGAGCATCTGGCCTTTTGAACTGTAAGCCTGGTTAATAACCTAGCCTGGCTATAAACACTCTTCTAATTGCTGGAAACCCCTTAGAGCCTTTTAACTACAGCGTAACTAGAAATGGTAAGCGCGAACTGTTTAAAAATAAAAGGATTGGGCAATCAGCAGCTAAGACCCTAAATATAAAATAATTTTGGCAAAATTATTTTATAATGGGTAAAGTTCAGAGACTATCCCATAGTGGGAGTAGATTTCAACGGAAATCGAAAAGGAGAGTAATATTATTATTAAAACAAATGAAAAAGCAGTAATGCGAGCCGAGTTTTGTGGCGTAAACATTATAAGCAGTGTTAGAGAGAATGGAACTACTAAGCATATTTACGTATGTACAGGTTGCGAAGCTGAAAAGATTACTTCTGATTCTAGCCTAACTAGGTGGTATAAAAGCGGTACTAAGTTATGTCCTGCCTGTAGAGGCACAAGTAAGGGCATGACTCCGGAAGAGAAAGTTAATGAGTTTAATGCTTCCCTTACTGAAGTATACAAACCTAAAATAACTATGACCGATTTTATACCTACCAAGAGTAAAAGGAGTTCTTGTATACTCAAGTTCTTAGAATGTGGGCATAAGAAAGAGTATAGAACAGACACTGTGAAACAGATGATGAAGCTAGGAAAAGCACTGAAATGTGATGTTTGCGGCACTAGTACTTCGGCCCAAGAGAAATGGTCAGGTGAGCTATTACCTTATAAAGAGCAAGTAAAATTCTCTTCCTTATTTGAATGTGATAGAGCTTGGATTGCTGATTTTGTAGTAGATAATTTAATTATTGAAGTAACTACTGAATCAAAGTTAGCAAAAATAGACTACCTGACTAACATACAAGAAAAGACTTTGTTTGCTGCGAAGAATGGCTACTCATTAGTTGTTGTTACTTCACTTAATAATATTAAAGATATAGTCCGATCTTTGTCGAAAGATAAAGAGCATTAAGTAACGGCTTAATGCGTAACATAAATGTGGGGTAAGAGCATAGCAGCTATGAGCATGATGTATATGTTGCAATTAAAAACATTGGTTGTAACTACTACTACAGTTATACGAGATATGTGGGCTGAGGAAATTAAACAACACTTTGGTATAGACCCGTGTATTATTGGGGGAGGTAAAGTTATTAATCCAGACTCTCCAATAGCTGTGGGGAACATACAAACAGTAGAGAAAGTCATACAGAAAACGGCGGGGGAGTACGGACTTCTTATTATAGATGAATGTCATCACTGCTCAGCAACTACGTTTACTAAGGTACTTAACGTATCTAGAGCATCTACTAAAATTGGCCTTAGTGGCACACCCACTAGACGTGACGGTAAGCATGTTCTGTTCCAAGACTTTTTCTCATTTAAAAGGTTCATTGGTAAAGATGAAAACCGACTAACCCCTACAATATGGGAGTTCGAGTCAGATGTTTCTATACCTTCAAATGCTATGATACCTTGGGCTGTTAGAGCTAATACCGTAATGGAGGACGAGGTATACATACAAGAAGTGATTCTTATTGCCAAGTGCCTAGAAATGCTAGGACATAGGGTTCTTATAGTGGCGGATCGTGTTGAATTCCTAACAAGAGTTCACGAAGCTTTACCCTATAGTCGAATGATATGTGGCAAGGTCGCCTCTACCGTTGAAGAGCGCAAGGAGGTCATGGACGATATTAAGGCGGGTAGGGCTACCAGCATTTGTGCTACTCAATCTATATTCGCAGAAGGGGTGTCATTAAATGAATTATCTGCATTGGTACCAGCCTCACTTATAAGTGGGGAAGAGTTGCTAGAGCAGCTGATTGGTAGAATACAGAGGGAGTCAAAGACGCATCCTAAAGACCCTATATCGATTGATATAAAAATGAAAGGTAATACTGGCCGAGGTCAGTATTATAAAAGAAAAGCGTTATATGTAAGAGAAGGCTGGGAAATAATTAAACAGTCTAGGGGAAGTTTACTATCTATGGCTAATAAAGCTATGGAATAATAGACTCCCTGTTGTGAAAATAAATTAAATTAATTCTTGACATTTCGCTAAAACTTGCATATAATAGATGTTCAAGTTAAGGAGTCCAAGAATGAAATTCTATAACTATGAGCTATGCTATATATTAGGAGCGGGAGTTCCTAAGAAAATACTATATGCTTATAAGATTCTAGAAGACCAAGGCGGTGAGGATTTTATACTAAATCCAGATGCCGTGCTAAATAGTAACGTATCTGACCTGTTTAAGGCCCAATACTTAGGTTTAGCAGCCTTGAGAAACTATGATGACTTTGCTGAAACGCAAAAGAAAACACTCAGTAGGTCTTTAGTACCTAGCTGGATAAATATAGAGGAGCTATCCTGCAATCCTCTGCTTAAAATAACCGATACCGAAATAATCTTAATTAAGGAATAATATGTTAGAATTTGAAAATTTACAAGGCGAAGCAAAGAAATCAGCAAAAGTTAAATACATGAAGCTTAAAGACGGCACAAACGAGTTCCGAATCGTAGGTGGCATCTTACCTGGCTACTCATACTGGGTGAAGGGAGCTAACGGAAAAGATATTTCTTTTGAATGCCTTCAATTTGATAGAAGTACTGAGGCGTTTAATTCGTCTTTACCAGACCCTATCAAAGAAGCTAATCTTGAAGATGGTAAGGGTAACCCTTTACGTTGTTCATGGAGCTACCGTTGTCAAGTAATTAACCGAGCTACTGGCGAATTAGAAGTTCTTACTCTTAAGAAAGGTATGCTACAAGATATTATCAAGTATGCTAAGAAAAAGAAACTTAACCCTACTAGTTTCGACAATGGTGTATGGTTAAAAGTAGAACGTATCTTTGAAGGCCCTAAAGCTTTCAACGTTAAATACACTGTTGACCCTTTCGAGTTTGAAGCATCTGCTCTTACTGATGAAGAGCTAGCGTTAGTCAAAGACTTAAAACCTATTTGACGAAGTGTTTCCTCGCGAAACGCCAGCACAGCAACGCGCTAGACTTAAGACCCACTTAGAAGGTCAGAAAGAAGAAGCGACTGAGTCTGAGGAAGAGTCCACTAAAGAAGCTATCGAAGAACTAGAGTAATACTAAGAAGGCGGCTTTATTGCCGCCTTATTTTTAAGGTAATTAATGGATCACGTATTTGTAGCTGATATTCATATAAAGCTAGGCCAAAAGAATGTTCCGCGAGACTTTCAGACCAGCAGGGTATTGGAACTAGCAAAAGAATTAAACAAGCATTCTGACAAGACACTAATTATTGGTGGAGACTTGTTAGATGTAGCAAAGCCCTCACTAGATGAAGTAGGCTTAATGTATAAGTTCCTAGAAGAACTAGAACACGAAGAAATCATATTAATCCCCGGAAATCACGAGATGGTTACCAAAACTAGGGACTGTTTTGAAAGTATTGAAGAAATGCTAACAAAATTAAATGTAACAGTTATTCGAGAATTTAAGACGCACAAGGGTATTGATTACATTCCGTATAACATTCTAAAACATAAACAGTGGCCTTCGCCACAAAGTAAGTACGCAGTTACTCATGTTAGAGGTGAGATACCTCCCCATGTTAAGCCCGAAATACCACTAGAGCGATTCAGCCAATATGAAAAAGTTCTAGCAGGTGACTTACACTCCCAAAGAAATAGTCAAGCTAACTTGCTATACCCAGGTAGCCCCTACTCAACATCCTTTCACAGAGGTGTTAGCACTGCATCCTACGGACTCATCTTGTTTAATTCAGAAACTGGAGAGCACAAATGGGAGGAGTTATTCTTGCCTCAGCTGCTTAGAATAGGCATTACTAACCCAGAAGACGCAGTTCCTACTGACTTCCACCATACTATATATGAGATAGAAGGTAATGTTGCAGACTTAAGCAAGGTTGAGAATACTGAACTACTTTCTAAAAAAATTGCCAAAGATATAGTAACACCGCCAACGTTAGACCTAAGCGGTAGTATCGAAGACGAGTTGACTATGTACTTTACCAAAATACATAATATGACAGACGTATCTGAGGTAATCACACTATTTAAGGAGAACATAGATGATAGTTATTAAAGAGTTAAAATTCGACAATATGTTCTCTTACGGTACGGGAAATGTTATAAAACTAGACGAGTATCCAGTATTGCAGCTAGTAGGTAATAATGGTGCTGGCAAGAGTTCAATACCGACAATACTAGAGGAGTTGCTCTATAACAAAAACTCTAGGGGTGTTAAGAAAGGCGACATTAAAAATAGATATGTAGACGATACTTACTACTCTGGTAGTGTTAAATTTACCATGGACGTCTCTGAGTACGAGCTTAGTAAAATGGTAAAGTCTACCGCTTCTATTAAGTTGCTCAAGGATGGTGAGGACATTTCCGGCCATACAGCCACTCAAACATATAAAATGCTTGAGACCGAAATACTACAGCTTGAGTTTAATACTTTTAGTAAGTTAGTGTATCAATCCATGAATAGCTCACTGGATTTCCTAAAGACTACGGATAGCAACAGAAAAAAGTTTTTAATATCGTTACTATCTCTGGAAAGGTATGTAATTATACACGACAAGCTTAAAGAGTCAGTTAAGGACGCTAAAAGCTCCCTAGATAACTTGAAAGGTAAAATTGATTCTGTAACAGAAGCTATTAATAGTGTTAAGTTACCTCTAGAGATGAAAGAAGTTCCTACAGTTCCAGAAGTAGACCAAGACCTACTTACTAGAGCAGCGGATATTAAAGCTAAACTAGAGGATGCTGACAGAGTTAAAAAACTGATTCAGAGACAGGAAACCCTAAAAGTTAAATTAAACAAAATCAAGAACGAGGCTATAGAAGAGGCTGAAGAGCCTATAACTAGTGAAGCTAAGGTTCGAGAGGATAAGCAAAAGTTATTGTTACAAGCCCAATCTTTGGGCAGAGATATAAAAGATATTCAGTCTAATATCAGTGCACTTAAAAGAGGTGTAGGTTCTTGTTCTTCTTGTGGACAAAAACTGCCTAGCGCCGAAAGCAATGCTGAAAAGATTGAAGCGGAAACTCAAAAGTTACAAGAGCTTAAAAATCAGTTAGAGTTAATTCCTAGTACTGATAAGTACGACAAAGAGCTTAAGAAGCATCAAGCCTTTAAACAGTACCAAGTGGATGTAAAAGACTACGATAGTAGACTAGCTGGAGCTAGAGAAAGCTTGGAGTCTCTTGGAGACGTACCTACTACATATGATAATGTTACTCAAGGCGAGTACAATAGTATTAAGGCTGAGTATGATGAGCAGGTGGCACTACAGTCTAGTGTAACTAAGCAGGTTATCGAAATAGAAAAACACAACTCTACTGTGGAAGAAAGGTATAATCAACTTAAGGCGAATAAAGCTTTGAAGGTTAAGTTACAAACCGACTTAGAAAAAGCCACTTCTAAGTATAACATGTTGAAAGTACTACAGAACGCTTTCGGACCGAAAGGTCTAATACAGTATAAGATAGAGTCTAACATTAAAGTGTTTGAGGGAATGATTAACGAGTACCTAGTACTACTTAGCAATGGAGATTTCAACATTAACTTTGTTATTGAAGACTCTAAGTTAAAAATATCAGTATTCCAGCATGGTGAAGAGATTAATATTAACTCCGCATCTTCTGGAGAGTTTA